CTGGGGAGCACCCGCCCCCGGTTTTGAAAACAGGGGGGCTATCGCAGCTCGATCGTGCCGGCTGCGTCAACGCGCCAGCGCCGAGCATCACCGTGCTCTGCCTCATGGCACGCCTTGCAGAGAAGCTCGAGGTTCGCAGGGCTGATCGTGATCCGCGGGTCGCGTATGTTCTCCGGCGTCAGCGGCGTCTTGTGATGCACCTCATCGCCGGGCACGATCAGTCCGCGCTTCAGGCAGCGCTCGCAGAGACCGTGATGCTGCTCGCGGTACATCTTGCGCGTCCGCTGCCAGAGCGCCGAGCCGTAGAACGCATTCGCAAATTGGTCGTGCATAATGCGCCTCCATACACAAAAAGCGCCGGTTTTTGCCGACGCTCGCAGAAGGGAGCGTGCCATGATGGCGTGACCAATCCGCGCTGCATGGAGGAAGCATGAAGAACAGATCCATCATGGCACAATACAAGTATAACCGATTCGCGTGAAATCTGCGTTCCAACTTACGTGTTCCAGCGCTCCCAGAGCAGCGTGAAGAACGCGCGGCGGACAGTGAAGAACGCCTGCTTGTGCGATGTCCGCATGGTCTCCGCCGGCAGCTTCTCCCACGACACACCGTAGCAGGCATTCAGGATCAGCGCCCGCGCCCAGCGTCCGCCGTCGATGGCCAGCGCTGCATTGTCGATCATAGAGACATTCTCCAGCAGCTTCAGCCGGCGCATTGCGGCAGCGCTGACCGGGTCAGACGGGATGCCCTTGCCGTGCGGCATCGGGTCGTAGTTTTGCGCACCGACGCCCAGGAGCTGCGCCGCCTGGCTCTTCATCTCGGGATAGCGTTTGCAGAAGACGCGCACTTGCTGATACTCGAGGCGCGTCAGGCGGCGCTCTGTCAGCTCCATGGACAACCTCCTCACTCCTCGTCTGGGACTTCCTTCAGCCGCATGAAGCACACCGTGTGCGGGTTCAGGAAGATGTCGTCGGGCTTCTCGGCCAGCCCTTCAATTGCGGTCATCAGCGAGACCGGGTTCTGCTCGTTGAACGTGCGGAGCACCGTCCCCGCATCGAACGCAGCCTTCATGCCATTGGTGAAGTACACGATCAGCTTGGTCATCTGCTGCTCCTCCCCTTCCAGAGCTTCGCTCCGCAGTCCGGGCAGTACTGGGTATATAACTCGTTCTTCCCACACAGCGGGCACACGTTGTAATCACCGACCATCATCACGGCCTGATCGTCGCCCTCGTCCCGGTCGATGCCGTACAGGCTGAACGGCTCTTCGCGGTCACCGCTCACCCGAAACATGATCACGGCCAGCATCCCGTCGAACGCGTTGAGCTGCTCCGGGCGGTGGAGGAACTCGAAGATGTCGTCCATCGTCAGCCGGCCCTTTTCCTTGTGGATGATGATCTCGCCATCCCGTTCAGACCACACCCACGAGAGCTTACTCTTGGCCATTGTGCACCTCCTCCTCCGTCTTCACGGTCGGCGCTTCCCTGATGATCTTGCAGACCTCCCACACCATGGCCAGCGCACCCGGTGCCGGCGGGTACAGGTCGTCGAGCTTCTCCAGCAGAGCATCAGCGTCAATCAGCCGCATCGTCTTCCCCCTCTGTCTCGACCATTTCGGCCCTGCACCACGGGCAATAGGGATAATCGCAGAATGTGTCCATGACCGCGGTGCTGAGCATGCCGCAGTTGGAACACTTGAATGTGTCCGTGCGCCCTTCGCTGTTGGGTGCAACCTTGATCCAGACGCCCTCCGCGCTCATTTCCCGTCATCCCCCTCTCTCTCCACGCTCTCGATCAGCTCCATCGTGTCCTGATGCAGGCGCTTCAGGCAGAGCATCCAGCTCTCATCATCATCCGTCGTCGGCTCGACGAGATAAGGGCAGCCGTCTGCCATGCAGTCGTTCTCTTTCTGGCTCCATTCCCGGCACGCCCTCAGCCCGGCCAGCACCTTCTCCCGGTCAGCCATCTGACGCCTCCCCTTTCATGCTCTCGATCAGCTCCGCCGCGTCCCGGCAGACATTCGCCCAGTGCAGCATCAGGCGCTTACGGTCGGCTGCACGGGTCTCGGCCTCGGCCTTGTTCTTGAAATAGAGCTTCATGGTTGTCAGCCCTGCCAGCGTCTTGTCAATGTCCGGCACTCGCTCTTGCCTCCTTCCGCTGTGCATAGTCAATTGTCGTTCACTCATTCGCACCAGCTCCCAGCATGGCCACGGCCTGCGTCATTTCTGCGATCAGGGCGGGCGCGTCCGATGCCCTGATCGTCAGGGCGCTGTGAAAGCCGTCACTGATGATCCGCACGACGAGGAAACCCTTGTCGTCGATCGAGTACGATGCTTTTTCTCCCTGCACGCTGGTGACCTTCAGCGCGGGCGCTGCCGGGGTCTCCGTCGGTGTCTCCGCCGGCTGCTCTGCCGGCGTCTTCGTGCTGTACGCCCTCTGCGAGGAAATGCCCAGGTCGCGGCAGATGCGTGCCACGGTGCACTCTGACACACCGAGGATCACGGAAATCTTCTTGTAGCTCTGGCCCTCGGCGATCATCTGCCGGACGCGGTCTTCCTGCTCGGCGGTCAGGATGACCTTCTTTCCGCACGTCATTTGTTTCAGTCCCTTCTGTCCGTTGTTTTTCTTCTTTAGCTCAGTGAGCGTCAGGCTCTTTGCCTTCTGGTAGCACGTCCAGGAGCAGCACACGGTGTACTTCCTGACGTATATCCAGTGTTGGGTGCGGAGAAATTGCTTTCCGCACATCGGGCAGACGCACTTGCCCGTGTAATGAATGCCCGCGTAGATCGGATTCATAGCACACCCCTGAAGCGGTACGGACACCCGCCGATCAGCTCCGCCCTGTCGTTGTTCTCCAGCCCGGGCACGGTGTCGAACGCCCGGCGGAGCGGGCATTCGCGCTCGGCCTGACCGGTGAGTGTACAGCACAGGTCGCAGTGCGATTCCATTGCGGCCCGGCAGATCGTCTTCATGTCCGCAAGGTCGACGTTCACGCAGCCCTTCACGAAGGACTGCGACACCGTCACGTTGACGTTGTCTGTGTTGTTCATGATGGCCTTGCGCTGATGACGCGGGATGCCGGCGCTGATCTCACGGCAGCAGTGCGCGATGATGCCGACGCCCGCGGCGATCGAGGGCCGGACGTGCTTCCGGCGGACGAGCTTACGCAAGACGTCCTGAGCGCCCAGCGCGACGTTTGCGCCGGCGTACAGCGCGATGAATGCCTCGACTTCCGCATTGCTGATCCGCTGCAGGCCGTCGCGGTCGTCCATCTCCTTCAGGAACCGCGTCGGCAGCTTGGTGAAGTCCACGCTCTCTGTGACGTGGTAGGTAGCGAGCAAAGCAGCTTCCTCCTTCCATGCTCGTAAACGGGCCTATTTTGCGTTTTACGGCCCCTCCGTCCTCAGACGGGTCTTTCTTCGTTCTTCCGCCCGGCGGGCCTTCTCGGTCTGCTTCTGTGCTTCCTGCGCACGCTCCCACGCGACAAGGCACTTGTGCGTGCAGAAGAAGACACGCTTCCCGCCGGAGTACACCTTGTACACCCAGTGCTTCTTGCAGGGGATCGCCTTTTCAACGCCGCACTGAGCGCACGTGATGACCACCCGGCTGGAGCAGTACCCGCCGAAGCCGGAGAGGTTGTCGACGGCCTCTTTGAAGAAGCCCGTCGACGTGCCCTTGCCGTATTTCATGCGCCCTCCTCCACCATGCGCCGCATCTCCTGCCTGATCCACTCGTGCGGCACGGCGCTCATGTACTCGACCAGCACCGAACCGGCGGAGGCCGACACAGTGACGCGGGGGCGCGTGATCTGGTTCGATGCGAGCATCGCCTTGTACGCTGCGAGGCGATCCTCCGGGATGCCGTGCGGCCAGTAGTCAGCGCACGCGATGTGCGGGCCGACCTCACGCATGGAGCATCCCTCCGATCTGCTCGACGGTGATCTCAATGCCCGGAGCTGCTGACCAGGTCTTGGACACCAGCTCGCAGCACACCCGGGAATCGTCCACCCAGAAGCCCAGCCGGGTCATCACGTCCTTCAGGGCCTTCTGCAGGTTGTCCGTGTCCGGGCGGGTGATCCTCCACTCCCGGTCGACGTGGCTCTTGCCCATCGGGAAGCGCCACTCGCAGATCAGCCTGATCGGGCCGTCCATCGGCTCGGGCGGGACGAAGGGCCGCAGCGCGTCGGTCAGGATCGCGAACGTCGCCTTGGCTCTCTTGGACTTGTAGTGCATCAGCCTGCCGTTGACGAAGGCAGTCTGTGTCTCCTGGCTCGTCGCCGTCGGCGGGTCTATCTCGAGGAAAAATCTCATTGTCCGGTTTGTCCTCCTCTCGCGCGCGCGGTTCCTGTTCGGCGGGGGCAAGCTGGCTGGCACTCGGGCCAGCTTGTACCCCCGGACAGGATCGGTGTGACCGGACAGGACAACATATATATATATATCAGCGTGTCCGGTTCTGTCCGGCTGTTTTACTCCTCCATTTCTCGCAGATATCTGCGCACAGTCCGTTCCGCAATGCCCAGGTCTTCGGCGTATTGTGCCTGCGTCCGGCGGTGTCCTGTCAGCTCCTCGTCGGCCTGAATCAACTCGAACAGGCGGGACTTTGCGGAGTCCTTCTTTGCCTTCATGCCGGCGATGTTCTTTTCCCGCCCGTCGGCCAGCGCTCTCTCGGTCTCTGCGAGCATCGCGTCTGCCATGATGCCTTCTGTGTCGATCTCGTGCACCGGGTAGACGAAGAAGAGATCAACGGGGTCGATCCGGGCGAACTCGCGGAGGGTCGTGTCCATCCTCCACGCGGTGACCTTGTCTGCCTTGTCGCCGTACAGCTCTTCGATGCGTTCCCGGGCGCGGTCGTCGATGTTCAGCTCGATCAGGTCGAGCAGGGCGTCTGCGTCGCGGGCGAACACGCCGGAACCGGAGGCGCGATCCATGGCAGCCTTGCTTCCCTGGCTGCCTTTGCTGTGATGGTGCGAGTAGATGACCGACGCGCCTGTGTTGGCTAACTTATCCATGGCGTTGCAGAACTTGGCCACTTCGCTTGCTGCGTTCTCGTCCATGATGCCCAGCTTGTAGATCGGGTCGAGGATGATCGCCGTGTAACCTTTCTTCGCGGTCTGGACAATTTGAGGGATCAGCTTGTCGAGGGTCTCCGCCTTGCCCCTGAGATGCACCGTGTCGATGTTCTCCCGGGACGGGTGCTGGATGCCGTGCTCCTCGTACACGCGCTTCATGCGGTCCAGGAAGGACGCCTCGTCGATCTCCAGATTGATGTAGAGCACCCGGCCCTTCTTGCATGGGAAGCCCAGCCAGCGCCGGCCCTCTGCGATGGCAATGGCCAGCTCGATCAGGGCGAAGGACTTGCCCGCCTTCGAGGAGGAGGAGATCAGCAGCTTGTGCCCCTGACGCAGGATGCCGTCGATCAGGACGGGCTTCACCGGCGGAAGATTCTCCCACACGCTCTCGAGGTTGACCACGTCCAGCGGGGCGACCAGCTCTTCCCGGATGTACTGCTCCCACTCGCTCCACGACGGGAGACCGAGATCCCGGGCGACAATGTACTGCCGCTTCTCTCCGCGCATGAAGCCGGGGAAGCGCGAGAGCCGGGCGGGGTTCTTGTTCTGCGTGTCGAGCATCATGCCGTGACGCCGGCACACGGTGTAAAGAAAATCCACCCTCTTGTTATACTCGGCGTAATCGGCAGCATCGATGTGCACGATCGCGTGGAGCGACTTCCCGCCGGAGTGCACCAGCATCCTGACCGGCAGCCGCAAGTCCTGAATCGCGGCGTACTGCTCGTCGATGCTCATGGTGTCGGACTCCACCAGCGCCCAGCGGAAGGCCGTGATCGACGCATTCTTCCGCCCTTCCCCGTTCGTCGGGTTCGGGCATATCCACGCGCCGGCCTCGGGGTTCGGCGTGCCGAAAGTGTCGTCGAGGCGGTCTGGATGCTTGCGGATGGACGCGAGGAGCTGCGCTCTGGTGCGGGCGCTGGTTCCGTTTTGCGGCTTCCACTTCCCGTCCTCGTCCTTGTAGGCGCTCAGGGTGAAGCTGACCTTGTCGTCGTCGTCGTAGAGCGCTTCGAGGTAGTCGACGATATCCCTGACCGGACTCCATGACACAGGCGGAGCAGGGAGCTGCTGCACCGTGTCCTCACGATGCCAGCCGTCGTCGTCGGTGGTGATGATGTCGTCCCACGAGTAGGTGCGCTGATTTTGCGCCGGTGTCCATCCGCGCTCTGTGGCCATGTGGTACACCGTGCCCAGGGTGACCACCGTCGAGCCGGAGCCGAAGGTTTTCCACTTCCGCTCGCACTCGCCGGGGTGGTATCGGCTGTCATCCCTGCTCCACTCTTCCCAGAGGGCGCAGGGGAGGCCCTCGTGATGGAGGGCCATCCCCACACTCAGCCAGCCCTGATAGTCGAGGTCAGCGCACGGGATCGCGTTCAACATTTCACGCGCGGTGCGCTCGTCGTTCATTTACTCACCTCCGGTGTCTCGCCGTGCTCGAAGCGGGCCTGACGGGCTGCCTTGTAGCAACAATTTATCCAGAAAGAATCACCGTAATATGTCCAATCTGCATAAGTAGGGCCAACAGAGCACCTATCAAGATCACCGCCAGGATCATCAAAGTAATGGAAGTCGCAAAAGGCCGAATACGAACTTGTGTTTTTCTTTTTCTGCCTTCCGCGGAACGTATCGACAAGCAATTCTGGCACATCATCCCATATGTCAAACGCTGCTGTAGTACTCCAGACGCCTTTGTCCCAGTAAAGACAGCAGAATACAGGGTGTTTGCCCGGGCTGTATGGGATATTGCCAAGGAGCAGCAGTCCTGCGTCAGATATAGGTGTTTGTTGACCGTCAACAACGCCTATGATCTTCCACGCGTCTTTGCGCAATGCTTCGTCTGTTGGCTTCACCTCACAATAGATGTCGAACTGAGGCAGATAGAAATCTGGAAGATACCAGTCTCCCCAAAGGCCGACATACCCTTCCGGCTCGTACTGGTACTCAATATGCGCCTCGTCAAAGAACACCGCCCAGCGCGCCTCGAGCCTCGACCGGAACCGATACCCGTTGTAGATGGTCTCGATCGGCTTGATCTCAGGCATCAGAACGTCCCCCTCACAACGGCCTTCTTCGGCGCGGCAGCGGGCGTGTCGGACGGGTCATAGAAGCGGTCGAGCTTGTTGTTCTGCCGGGGCTGGCCGTCCTTGCCCTGGAAGCTGTCGATCTTGATCCGGCAGCGGCCATGCTCGCCGGCGCACTGGTCGAACGCACGCCCGGAGATCGCCTCGCCGTGCTTCTTCAGGCCGATGGAGCGGAGGAAGGCCGACACCTTCCAGATGCACTTCTCGCAGAGGTACAGGTTCTCGACGATCAGGCTCGTGCCCAGCTCGCCGCCGTCCACGCGGAGGAAGGCTTTCACCATGTTGCAGGGCGGGAGATTCTGCGAGCCGTCGTACCAGCTCTTCTCGATCTTGACCACCTCGAAGGGGTAGCTGCCGGCAGGCAGCAGCACGGATTCCGGCGCTTCCTCGCCGTCGAACGTGATCTCGTCGTCCCAGTCATAGGTCTTCATCTGAACGTCAGTCATTTTTGCGGTTCCTCCTTAGAACGGCAGGTCGTTGGAAATAGAGAGCATGATGTCGCTGACCTGATCCCAGGCCGCGATCAGGACATCCTGAATAAAGGCGGTGTCGTAGTCCCTCGGCTCGACGGAGGCGTCGTAGTAGTCCTTGGTGGCCACGGCTTTCTGGAGGCAGAGCGGGTCAGCAACGCGCTTTTCCTGCATCAGCTTCCAGAGCTGCTCGAGGGCGGCGTCCTTCTCCGGGTCATCGGAGCACATGGACGGCACGCGCACCCGGTCGACGGCAGCGGGCTTCTTCCGCGCCCTGGGCTTCTCCGGCTCCGGGGCCGGAGCGGCCTCCACCACTTCGGCAATGGTGTCCACGGTGAAGAGGCGGGCGATCTGGGCGAAGTCGAATGGCATTTCGTCCGGCAAGTCGAAGCGGTTCTTTGCGTCCCAGCACGCGGCGTGCGTCGTGTACATGATCCGCTTCTTCCCGCCGGTGGCCTTCTTGGTCTTCCCGTCGGGGGACGTGACGACGTCCGTGCGGTAGTTGACGAAGAGCATCATGTCGGCCCATTCCTTCACCATGGGCGAGATGTTCTTCTCGTTGAGCTTCAGCGTGTAACGGTCGTAGCTTCCCAGCTCGTCCGGCTGCTCAAACTTTCTCACGATGCAGTGCGCCGTCAACACAACATTGACGCCCATGCCCTTCAGCACTTCCAACTTGTCGAGGAGGGCGCGCACCTTGTCCTTCGCGAAGACATAGCCCTTGCCGTACGGCACATCCTCGATGGACTTCAGGGAGCGCTCCGCGCACACCGCGCGGAAGGCCAGGGCCTCGGCCCAGTCGATGGTATCAATGACCAGCGTGCCCAGCTCGCGCGGGTGGGCGATGAAGTAATCGACGGCATCCACGATCTCGTTCCAGTTCGCCGGCGTGATCCGGGCGACGTCCATGTGCGTCGTGCTGCCCTCGGTGTCGATGAAGACGGGGCGCGGGAACTGCGCGGCAAATGTGGTCTTTCCGATGCCCTCCGGGCCGTACACGACGACCTTCTTTGCGGTCTGCACCGCGCCTCTGGTGATGACAGGGGTCATTCTTTAGCTCCTTTCAGTCTGGCTGCGTCGATGAAGTCTTCCTCGGAAATCAGTCCGCACTGCATCATGATGCGGAGGTCGTCCATCGTAACGCGCTCGTCAATGATGTCGGTGAGCAGACGGTGCTCGATGATGTACGCCCTGCAGATCGAGGACTTGACCTGCGGGGGCAGGTAGTCCCAGACCTGCCGGCGGAAGATGGGCCAGCGCTCGACGGCCTCACGCAGAGGCAGGTGGTCGCCGAGGGGCTTTGATGCCTTCTCCACCCAGCGGATGACCTGCCAGTCACGCGCGGACTCGAGCCATGTCATCATGACGGACTCCGGGATGATGTCGGAGAGGCGCTCACCATTCGCTGTCATGGTAGATCATCCTCCTCTCGTCCAGGAAATCGAGGACGCGCTCGCAGTCGTGCTCGTACCAGCTCAGGGCGAGGCGCTCGCGGTCTTCCGGGGTGAGCGTGCACCAGATGCCCTCGGCGTCGCTCTGCCGCACGGTCTCCGGTTCGACGCACAGCGCCCACGCAAGCACGCGGTCGTGGTAGCCCATGGTCTCGATGCAGTCGATGATCTGGTCGACGTTCGGCTCCTCGTCCGGGGAAAGGACATAGTAAGCCATTGACGGAATCACTCCTTTGCTGTAAAATTGTCGTGGTGAAATTTCTCCTGCGGCCCTGTCAGCGACTGCAATCGCTGGCGGGGTTTTTCATGTGCTCCATCCACTGGCGCTGCGCGATCTCCGGGATGCCCTGAGGCGGGGACGGCTCACGCAGCGCCGGCGGGATGAAGGGCGGCCAGTAGCCGGTGACGGGCTGGCTGTTGAAGCGGCGCACCGCTTCGGACTCGGTGAAGCGCGGGCCGGTGACCGGCGGGCGCTCCGTGTACTGGTGATAGTCAGGCTTCCACTGCCTGTGGAGGCGCCTATTTCGGAACCACTTCAACAGCATCGTAGTCCTCCGGGATCGGGTCGCCGGGGTGGATCACGATCCACTCGACGCCCTGGTTGTCGAGGTCTTTCAGGTCTTCGTTCTTGTTCATCTCAGCCTCCGAAAAGGTAGGCCGCGAGGATCAGGAGATAGCCGGCCAGCGTGATCAGGATCAGGGCCGGGGCGGTGAGCTTCTTCTCGTCTGGGTTCATGCGCTGCGCCTCCTTCGTGCGGGCTTGATCATGACGCTCTCCCGGAGGAAACGGTCGAGCGCGGTCTGAGTGATGCGGATGGTACGGCGGCGGCCAGCGCCGCGGGCGAGATCGACAGCCTCGAGCTTGTACCCGTCCACCAGCCGGCGGACGGTCTTGTCACACACGCCCAGCGCCTCCGCGGCCTCCGCGATGGTGTAGAGCTTCATTCGGCCACCAGCTCCCTGTGCGTCAACGCCCACTCGTCACGCAGGCCGTTGAACTGCTTCCTCGTGATCAGGCCCATCATGAACGCGAACTCGTACTCGCCGGCGTGGCAGTGCCACCACGCGACCTTCGCGTCGTGGCTGATCGCGGTCTCGATGCCGTGCAGCGCTTCTCGGCGGGTGCTCTCGAGGATCTGCAGCGCGGTCTCCTGCCGCTTCTGGTCGCCCTTCTTCATGGTGTTCTCCCTTCTCCCCGTCTGGCCGGTGGGTCAGCCTCACGATCAGAGCGGATACTCGTCGCGCTTCTTGCAGAGGGCGATGAACTCCTCGTCCGGCTGCTCGGTGACGCGGCACTTGGTGATCAGGTGCTGGTACATCTCGCGCATCCACTCGTCGGTCATGGCCTCGAACTCCTCGTTGCCGTCGCGGGTGGCGTTCAGGACGGCGATCATGCCGAGGATCATGCCGTATGCGGTGTGGGCGCGGGCCTTGGCTTCCTCGTAGGTCTCGTCGCGCTCCATGGCTGCGTAGACGGTGTCGAGGTAGGACTGAACGTCGGCGGTGAGCTTGTAGCTGTTGATGGTCATTGCGCTTCCTCCATGTCTTCCCGCTGGTCAGGCGGTTTTTTCGGTCGGCCTGAGTAGCTCGTCGATGGTGACGCCCAGGGTCTGGGCGATGGCCTTGATGACATCCAGCGATGCCTGCCGGCTCCCGTCCTCGATCATGCTGATTGCGCCCTGGGTCACGTGGACGCGCTCGGCAAGCTCGACCTGTGTCATGCCCGCGGCCTTCCTGATGGCTGCGATACGATTCGTGATAATCACCTCCTTTGTGAATCACTGATTGTGATTATATCACTCTCCGTGATTCTGTCAAGGGGGAATTATCACTTTTTGTATCTTTGCAAATATCACTCCGCGTGATATACTCAAATCAGGAGGTGAGACCATGTTCCCGGATAGATTGAAGGATCTGCGAAAGCAGAAGAAGCTCACGCAGGGCGATCTCGCCGAATTGATGGGAATGTCACAGGCCACGGTGGCCAGTTGGGAGAAAGGCACACGGAAGCCGGATATTGACGCGCTTCTGCAGCTCGCAGGCATCCTCGGTTGCTCGGTGGACTATTTGCTCGGGCGCGCCTCCGCCGATCTGGACGACACCGACGATGCGTGGGAAGTCCGCGAACGCCTCCGCCGTGATCCAAACTTCAGGATTTTGTTCGACGCGTCGAAAAAGGCGACCGCCGAAAACCTTCGGGCCGCCGCTGCTATGCTGAAGGCGCTGGAACCGCCGGAGTATGACGAATGAGACGCACGCTGATCGAGGGCATGGACTACGCCGTCCGCATGATCTGCCTGCCGGGATACATCCTCGGCGCTACGCGGATGAGCGAGGACGGCTTTTATAACATCTATCTGAACGACGCACTCAGCCCGCAGGCCAGAGACCGCACGCTCCTGCACGAGCTGCACCACATCTGCCAGGACGACTTTTACAACCACGTCTCGATTCAGTACGCGGAGGGCGAGGATGTGACGATGCTCCCGCTGCCGGTGGTGGCCACCAGCACCGCCCGCCGGCTGACGGAAGATGAAGCGCTCCGCCTGGACATCTTCGCCGGGTGCTTCGTCGCCGATCTCCGCCCGTGGTCTCTCCGCGACACCGCGCGCCGGCAGCGCGAATGGAAGCAGCAGGCCGAGGAGTACAGGAGGATGATCTCATGCCCCGCGCAAAGCGTCAGCATCTGAAGAAGCAGAAGGACGGGCGGTATTATTGCCGATACCACGGGAAGACATTCTCCGGCGCGACGGAGGATGAAGCCTTTGACAAGCGCGAGGAGTACAAGCGCCTGGAGGCCGCGCATGAGGCCGCCCGCCGTGATCCGCTGGTGGAGGAGTACGTCGCCGAATGGCTGCCGCTGTACAAGCGCGGCGTCTCTGAGAAGTGCTACGCGGACTATGCAAAGCAGCTCGACGCCCTGACCGCCGTCGTCGGTGGCCTCCGCGTCCGGGAGGTTGGCACGACGGACGCGCGGCGCGTGTACGCCCACTTCGCCGGCTATAGTCAGAGCACCATTCACCGCGCCCGGATGTTGTACGTGGCCGTTTTTGACACCGCGGTGGAGGACGGGATTTGCCCGCGGAACCCATTCCGGTCAAAGTACGCCCAGCCGGACAAAGGCACGGCGGGCACGCATCGGGTCATCACGGACGAGGAGCGGCAGCTCATCCACAACACACCGCACCGGATGCGTCTCGCCACGCTGGTGATGCTCTATGCCGGCCTACGTCGTGGTGAGGCGCTCGCGATCCAGATCGAGAAGGATGTCGACCTGAAGGCCGGCGTGATCCACGTCAGGCAGGCCGTGCGCTTCCGTGGGAATACTCCGATACTCACGGCCACAAAGACTGCGTCAGGCGTCCGGGATGTGCCCATTTTCCCGCCCCTGGCCGACGAGCTGAAGAATCAGTCAGGCTGGCTCATCGCCTCCGCAAAGGGCCTGCAGGCCACGGAAACGGCCTTCTCCCGTGCGTGGGATTCCTACCTGCACGCCCTGAGCGTTGCCGCTGGGCATCCGGTGGTCATCCGCTGCCACGATCTCCGGCACTCGTACTGCACCATGCTCCGGGACGCGGGCGTCGATATGAAGCAGGCCATGCTCTGGATGGGCCACGCGGACGAGAAGATGATCCTCCGCGTTTACGACCACGTGACAGAGACGCGCACCCGGGAGAGCGTCCAAAAAGTCGTGAAACGTTTACGAAACGGTTTACGAACAAACGAAAAGAGCGCCGAAACCATTGCGGCGCAATGATTCCGACGCTCACGGGGTACAGACTCCGACTCTGAAGGTCACAGGTTCGAATCCTGCCGGGCATACCAACAAAAACCGCTGAAATCAAAGGTTTCGGCGGTTTTCCTTTTTGCCCCTCAATGGACATGAACGGACTTATAAACCGCCGAATGGTTTACGAAACGGTTTACGAGGTTTACAGGTCTTCTTCCTCGTCGGGCGGCACGTACTGCGCGGCCTTCGCCCCGGCGGCGTCTGCCAGGCCCTCGCCGATGATGTAGGCCACGACGGCAGCGCCGGCCATGATGATGGCCGCGACTTGCGCGGCGGTCTCCTCCGTGCCGTGGAAGGCCACGATGAGCATCGTCACGAACTCCGCGATGGCCGTCCAGAATTTCCTGGACGTCAGCTTGGCTCGCCAATTGATTTCAGTCATGGTGTTCTCCTCTCTCCGGCTGCATGGCCGGCAGTCGACGTGTCTGCTCCACGATGTCAGTCACAGTACCGTTCCCGCCGAGGGCGTGATACGATTTGTACAGGTCGCCGATGGTGTCCCGCAGGCGCGGGCCGCACCAGCCGTCTTTCAGTGAGCGCTCGCACTCGCTCATGATCTGGGCGCGGAGGAGGCTGCGCACGCCGTCCCGGAGGGCTGCGTTCTCCTCCTGCTGGCGCTTGACCTTGCCGGAGAGCGAGCGCACGAGCGCAAGCAGGCCGGCGGCCAGTATGCCGAAAATCCATTCCACCCAGTACTTTGTGATCCACTCAGGCATTGGAATCATCCCTCTCCCGTTCAATGACCGCGTTCGGCCAGTCGTTCTTCACCGCCCGGGTCTGAGGCTCTGTCAGCCCGCGGATGGTCGCAACGTACGTCTCTTCGTCCATGACGGAGACCGCATTGTCCAGCGCCGCCCATGTCATCGGCCCGATCACGCCGTCGGCGGTCAGCCCTCTGGACGCCTGGAAGGCCCGCACGGCGGCGAGCGTCCTCCCGCCGAATACGCCGTCGGCCTGTCCCGCGCCGAGGTAGCCCGTCTCAATCAGCAGCTCTTGGGCCTCCTTCACGAGGTCACCGGTCGCTCCCCGGCGGATGGTGTCGCGTGTCGGTGTCGGCATATCCCCTTCCTCCTCGCTGTAATCGATGCACGACAGCTCGCCCCAGCACGGCCAGCGGGAGAGCGGGGACGCCACGACGCCCCAGCGCGTGCCCTTGGCCTCGATGGTGATCCCGCCGCCGACATACACGCCGACGTGATTCCACGGCTTGTTCTTCGGGCCATGATCCTCAAAGACCGCCGTGCCGGGTTTGATGGGCTTGCCGTCCGTGCGCACGCCGTTCTTCAGGTCGCCGGACGCAGAGCAGAGCCGGTGCTGGGCGCTGGAGGAGTGCGGGAGCGTGACGCCCAATTGCGCCGCGGCCCATTTCAGAAGGCCGCTGCAATCGACTACACGTTTCCCGATCCACTTGCTGCCGTATGCCTGCGTTTGCTGGTTGTTTTGCCGGCTGCCGCGCTTCTGCTTCTGCGCCGTCCAGACGCCGCCCAGCTCGCCCCAGATGTAGCCCCATCCCTCGCGGAGCGGGATATACACCTTCTCCACGAAAGCGGCGGCTTTCATCATGCGATCACCTCCCCCGGACGCACGCGTGCATCAGGCTTTCTTCCTCCCGATGCACGCGTGCATCATGCGCGTCATCCGTTCGGGTGCAGGCTGTCGATCAGCCATTTCAGGTCGGTCGGGCCGGAGACCTCAACCTCCCCGTTGTCCGTCCAGACGTGGTTGAGCTGCGCGGGGGACGCAGCGCGGAGAGCTTGTGCGCCGAGATTGACTGTTCCAACCGTGGTAAGAGGAAACACAAAGTGAATCGGGTTGGAAGCAAGATACGAGTTGATAGTCGTTGCAGTTGTGCCGACCAAAGACTGGGGCAAGCACATACGAACGGAGTTCAGATAAGAGGGGTGGAAGTAGAAGCTGGTTTCTCCACTTTCCATATTATAAGACTGAGGCAGGGAATCGCAATACGACACGCCTCTCGTGTGCGTCATCGCCGGAAAGTAGCAGTAGAATTGAGTCTGGCCGTTGCTCATCACTTTAATGCCAGTCGGATTCTGCGAACCGTCAGCGGTAAAATACCCGTGCGTTTTGGTCAGGATGCCGGTTTTGCTATCGTACTCCCCGGCGTAAGCGCCGGTGGGGAGAGTGACGGTGACGGCGTACCCAGTCCAAGGCTTGAACGCTGTAGCCGTCGAACCAAGCTCCAGCTTCGGCCAAAACTTACCGCTGATAGCCGTGCCAACCGTTGCATTGCTATTCGCACGGAGGATATACTCAACGCGCATACGTTCGGAAATGGTGAAGGTCGCATCATTGCTTCCGGTATACGCACGAGCCAGAATCGTGCTGCCGCCATACGGACGAATGTAAATGTCGTTCACGTTCAGACCGCCAGCACCATTGCCGGACAGCGTATACGTCCCCGCTTCAAGCCAGATGACAATTGGCGAGAACTGGGAGGAAGAACACGCGACATTCGCTCCGGTAGGCGTTCCGCTGTAGCTGACAGAGCCGTCATCGTTCGGAGTGAATGTCACGCCGTTGACCGTTTCTGCCTTGGTGAACGGCATAAGCAAGTTTTCTCCGAACCTCGTGACCGACACGCTCTCCGGCGCAGTAATCGGCCGGACATTGCTCGGGGACGGGTCGCCGCTTCCGGCCTGCACGGGGGCGATGTGCGCAACGAAGTCAATCCTGCTGTCCTTTACAGGATGCACGGCTACGGAAGCGCCGGTCGCGGTGTAGGGATAGCCGGCGGCGTTGAGCTGCGTGTCGATGGTGTCCTGCAGGGAGAGCCGGGCGGTGTCTGCCGCTGCCGCGGCGGTGTTCGCGGCCTGCGCGGCGGTCTCTGCGTCCTCCTCGGCCTGCGTCAGGGAGGCAAGGTCAGGGATGCGCGTGCCGGTGTCCACGTACTCGGCGTCGCTCTTGGTGCGGGCCACGGACGCGTGGCACTGGTAGACGCAGATCGTCTTGCTGGCGCTCTCGGTGACCTTGATCGAGATCGTCACGCGCCCGGGGCACTCGTAGCAGCCGGAAGTCAGGGTCACAATGACCACATTGCCGGAGATCGAGCCGGTGACCACGCGCGTCACGCCGTCGGAGCGGAGCACCTCGGCGGTGACCGTGCCGGAGACGCTCGCCGCGCTCTCGTCCGCGTTCAGGCAGGTGATGCGGAAGGTGTGCGCCCCGGCCTCCTGCTGGAAGGCCGCCCCGGTCAGGTTGACCGGAGCGACCGTGCTGCCCTGCTTCCAGGTGGCCTCAATGAGATTCGGATTCATCGGCGGTGTCCTCCTTTTTGAGCTGGTCGATCACGGCGGCGATGGCCTCGATGGCCGAGGTCATCCTTTTCATGGGCTGATACCCGGTGAGCGGGATCTGCTGCAGGGTGGAAATTGTCGCTTCGAGGGTCTGAATCGTGTCCATGTGTCTCCTCCTTAGACAGGGAACGAGGCGGTGCTGGTGCCGGAATTGACATTCTGATACGTCACGCGGACATTGTCTGCGTCGATCATCTCCGCATGGAAGACACTCGGCGCGGTGAGCGTCTTTGAAACGCCGCTGTACTGCCATGATCCGCCGTCGTACTTGATCCAGATGTAGCAGGTGACGCTGCCGATCTTCCTGACGGGGACGGCGTTGAAGTCCGTCGCAGAGCCGCACATGCTGTATTCCAGCTTGGACGGGTCGAAGGACGTGCTGGCCGCGTTCACGGTCACGCTGAAGAAGCCGATCTTCCCGGAATCCGGCGTGATGGTCTGGGCGCTGGTCGTCGGCGTGACGGTCTTGGTCTGGAGCAGCGAGGCCACGCTCGCCGTCAACGTCTTGGTGTATCTGGAGGTGGGCGCGGTATGGCCGGAGTTCAGCGAGCGGAGCGCGATCGGGATGTCCACGGCGGACGCAATGGAAGACTTCGAGGCGTTGCCGTTCGTCACGATCTCGCAGTCCACGTCATGTGCGCCGTAGGACGTGCCGAAGCCGATGCTGTTTGTGTCCCCCTGAGGCGAGGCGCTGACCGTATAGACGCCACCACTCCACGCCCCTGACAGGGTGGTGGCTCGGCTAAAAGTCCCAGCGTCCGTCCAGTCATCCGCGTTCATGGTCTTGTACTGGAGCTTGTAGCCGGTGCCGGACGCGACGATCTGCACATTGTTGATCGCGCCCACAAGGTCATCAGGGCCATCGGACGTCGTGCCTGTAACATAGAGATGATCCACGCCGGAGATCGAGCCGACGGCGATGCTTTCCGCGTCGATGGTGTCGGTCTCAATGCTCCCGCCCTCAAAGCGCCCGGCCGCGACCACGGAACCAGAGGAGTAGCCGCCGCCGACGGTCAGCACAGAGCCGGTCACGTCCAGGAAGCCGCCGATGGTCGTGCTGCCGTTGAGTGCGATGTGATCCGCGCTCAGGGTGACCTTGCTCGTGCCGGATGTCGCGTCAATCGCGGTCGCGATGCTCGCGGCGGTCACTTGCCCGTTGGAATCCATGACGGTCGAGAGGGATGCGCTGTCGGCTTTCAGGGAGAGCGAGGAGGAAAGCGATCCTTCCGCGCCCTGCGCCCTGGATACCTCGGCGGTGATGGCGTCGGACATGACCGTCAGCCGCCCGGTAAGCGAGGGCTTCCCGCCGCGGGCCGTTGTCACTTCCGTGGTCACGGCGTCGGCGGTCTGCTTCACACTGCTTGTCAGCGAATAAAGCGAGTCTTGCGCGGCATTCGGGTCGAGAACGTACTGCTGCGTGTCCTCATCCCACACAAGCCCCGTTGCCCGGACGGTACTCGTGATGTGATCGCTGGCGACCTCGATGCCACCATAAAGACTGGTTATGCCCTGCTCGAGGCTGTAGATTCTCACGCCGGTGTGCGCGTCCATCTCAATGCCGGACTGCCACATCTGCGTGACGCCCGTGCCGTCAACGGCCTCGAGGCGGTCTGTCACAACCTTGCTCCACTTGTCCAGGTCTTCCTTTGCCGCCGCGCCCATGCCTGCCAGCCCTTTTGCGGTAGCTTTCAGAATGGACATATTCTCCGTAAACGGGCTCAGGGCATTGCTCAGGCTGAAGCGCACGCGGTCAGGCTCACCCAGGGCGTCCGTCCACGACAGCGCCACCACACGCTCCGTCATCGCGCCGTAGCCCTCAATGACCGCGCTGCAGAGCGTGCCGAGCTGAATCTTGTCGTAATCGTCGCCGGTTTGGCGGTACAGGTCGACGCCGGAGATGCTCACGCTGACCACGGGCTGGGCGCGCTCGGCGAGAATCCGCTGTGCATACTGCTCGACGGTCGTGCCGGCAGGCAGCTCCTCCTGCTTGATGTCCGCGGTCTTCACGATGATGCCGTAGGCGGTTTGGCTGGCCGTGTTGTTGTACGTGGTGACGGTCTGGCTGCCGCTGGTGGGCGTGTAGGAGACAATGAGCCGGTTACACATCTCCTGATCCGTCGCGGAGATGCTCATCGATTCGATGTTCCGGGAGAGTCGGACGCCGCACGCGGTCGCGGTCGGGAGCGCTGCCAGCGAGAGCGTCCAGGGCGTGGTGGTGAAGTCAAATGTCCACCAGTAGCCCGGCTCGGCCTCTCTGACGGTCTCCAAAAGCGACCACAAGTTCTGGTAGTTGGGCCGAATCTTCACGGTCTTGCTGAGGGCGCACGTCCCGGCCTGCCATCTCGCGGTGGTCTGCTTGCTGAGGATGTCGGTGATCCACGCGGAGGCGGTCTTGCTGACGTCCTCGGACGCGGCCTGCGGGTACACGTCGTCCGCGAGCGTGTCCGCCGCGCCCATGAGCTGGACGGTCTGCCGGTCGCGGATGTCCTCGGCGAGGCTCACGACGCGGAAGATGCCCGCCGATCCGCGGGGCGTGTACAGCTCCAGCAGATCGCGCATCGCGAGGCGCTCTTCCGTCGCCGGGAGGACGAGCGTCGCCTTCGGAATGTCTTCCGTCGTCAGGTCAATGGCCAGCGAAGCGCCGTTCAGCCGGCGGATTTCCGCAAGGCTGCTGTTCAGGAGACGAGGCTGACGGGTCATTCAGTCCCGCCCCCCTCCGTCTGCTCGCCCAGATTGTAATACTCGCCGCGGATGGGCAGCGTGTCGCCCAGCTCCGGCGGCAGCGCGTCCAGATTCCAGATCTCGCGGATTTCATTGCGCGTCATCAGGCCGCGGTCAGCCATCTGGGCAGATACTCTCAGCTTGTCCTGGCTGCTCATGTACTGCAGCCGGTTCGCGCTGACAAAGACGTGATTGCCAAGGGCGATCTCGCGGTCGGTGAAGGTCATCCGGGTGAGGACTTCGGAAAGCTGGATCGCGTACCATTCGAGGGCGCCCTCGTAGAAGGCCGCCCAGGCGTCGCCGATGCACGAGTTTTGCAGCACGTCTTTATTGACGCCGAAGTAGCTGTAGACGCTCTGACTGATCAGCTCCATCTGGGCCGCGTCGAGCGTGAAGGGGCGCTGGTCGATCTGCTTGATCTCTTTGTACTCCGCCGGGAAGAGCAGCAGGCCGCCGGACTCGCCCCTCAAATTGTTCTCATTGAACCGCTGCCGCTCGAGGGCGAGGTCTTCCGGGTCGGTGAGCGTGCCCACCTGAGCCATGAAGCGGAAGGTTGCGCCGTTCTTGATGCCCTCCCGGATGCCCTGCCGCTGCATGGAGAGCAGGCCCATGATGCCGGAGAGAGCGCCGTTGCCGTCGCCGAAGTAATCGTCGCCGTACTGGTGCTTCGTCAGGATACCGGCCTCGGCGAGCGGGAGCGCGGCGGTCTTGCCGTTCGTGAAGCGGCAGCGGAGCCACGGTTCGCCGTGGACGTCAATCAGCTCGCACTGGGACGGCAGCACGGTCGCATAGCCGGAGACCTGACCGTACTCATCGAGCACGGGGACGATCACGCAGTTGTTCTGCATCTCGAGGATCGTCCGGGCGCGGTAAAGGAACTGCTGCCACGTCTGCCACGAGTTCGGCGCGGTCTGCATCAGCTTCCGCAGGTGCGGACGAGCTGTGCCGGCGAACTTGACCGAGAGCTTGCTGGAGTGCCTGGCCAGCGCGTCGATCGCGCTCCGCACGAGATCAGACTCGTAAAGCTCACCGCTCCACGATGTGAAGTGCGGCTGGTAGGCCGTGAGCGCCTGCCACCGGGTCTGGGTCGCCGGCTGCCTCGGCCTGCCGAAGATTTTCTCGAAAAGTCCCATGTTTCTCACCTCACATCAGGGCGTTGACCACCCACTCGTAATGGGTGAAGCCGGTGTCGTTCTCGTACTGGGTGCTGTTCAGCCTCCACGCAGCGCCGAGGGCGTCAAGCGTGTTCTCGATCAGGGCCATTTCAGGCAGGCCCTTGGCGTAGCGGACAAACAGGTCAACAGTGCCCTCCCAGACGCGCTCGGCGTGCTTCCCGCCGGCCATCAGGTCGCGCGTGCCGTCGACGGCATACACGCCGTACACGACGGGCGGCTCATTGTCATCGAAGCGCCACCCGCCCTCGGCAAAGGGGATGCCCTGGGCTTCGAGCGCCTGCAGCGCTTTGCCCAGCTCTTCCCATGTCGGCATTGTCATCCCACCTCCTTCTCGCGCTGGAGGACAAGCTCGATGCCGTCCGCCTCGGTGATGTACGTTCGGAGGATGCGGTAGCGCGTGCCCTCCAGATCGCAGAGCGGCTCGTGCTGATACTCGAAGTCATGCTTCAGGATCAGCACGATCTCCGGGCGCAGGCCGTGCGCGAGGGCCTCGTAGCTCTCCCGCATACCCACGCTGCGGATAGAGGCAAAAACCTGCCTCCGGGTCTCCGCGGGCGCGTCATAGATGCCCCGCACACCCGGCACAGGCTCCACCAGATAAGCCACGGTCTCCCGCTGCATGGTCGTCCCTCCTCACCAGGTCGTGTGGCCGGTCGCGTGCATGAGTTGGGCTTTCTGCGTCTCGTAGGACGCCGCCAGCCGGTCGTAGTCCGCCGGGGATCCGAAATGTGCCCGGACGTAGGTCTTGACGGCCTGACACTCCAGCGGGTCGGTCAGGTCTTCCAGCGAGCTGGCCGCGGTGATGCCCGCGATCTGGAGATCAGCGATGCCGGCCATGGCCAGCGCCCTGATCTCCGGCTCGTAGACTTCGCTCGTCACACGCAGCGCGAGCTTGATCTCATCGACTGTCATTTCTTGCCCTCCGTGATCTCTGCAATTGCCGCTTCCGCGGCCTGTACCATGGATGCCTGGGCGGTGTCCTTCACGGCGCGGACGGTCAGCCGCATGAAGGGATGCTTTGCGCGGACGCTGGAGCCGGACTCGAGCGACCGGGCTATCATGGCCAGCGGGACGCCCTTCGGGAAGCCCGGCTCGGTGCGCCGGGTGTAGCCGTTGAAAGAGATCGCGGTGGTCTCTGCGTCGCCCTTGCTGTCGAAGCGCGCGATGCCGACGCCGGCGGCGAGATCGTCCCGGTCTTCCTCGGTGAGGCCGGTGAAGGGATGGCCGGTCGGGCTGTTCTCTTTCGGCGTGCCCACGGGGAGCTGCATCACGGCTGCCTTCACGGCATCGGCGACCGTGCCCGCGCCGGTGAAGAGCGCCTTCCGCGCGATGTCGGGCGCTTCCGTGCCCAGCCGGGAGAGCATCTCGCCCAGCTCGGACGCGCCGGAATAACTCATTTTCACAGCCACACACCCCTCGTCTGGAGCTTCAGGCTGATCGACCGGTTCGCGCTCCACGCAATCGTGTGCGTGCCGGGCGTCAGGCGGATGTCATCATCGCTCGCGGCGGTGCGCTTGCCCATCAGGCCGGTGTCGCCGGCGGTGATCCTGAGCAGGTGATGCTCGTCATACCACACGCGCAGCGCCGTCCCGGAGGCCACGGAAAGCCCGGTCAGGGCGAGCGTCTGACTGTTGTCCGCGATGAGCGACAGGCGGGTGATGCTCCCGGAGGCGGTCGCCTCGGCCTCGAGCACGGTCTCCGCGCCGGTGGCCACGGTGATCTCTGCCTCCCCGCTGGTGCCGGTGACGGTCGTCGTCCGCTGGTAGGTGTCCACCCAGTATGGGAACTCGTAGGCCGTCAGTGTGATGGTGAGGCTTGCGTTCCACTCGCGGAGCTTGCCCACGGACGGCAGTGCGGTCGGCTGCACCCAAAGGCGCTGGTCCGGCCTGCTGGAGAGCGTCAGCCAGCCGCCCGCCGATGCCCAGAGCGCCGCGGCCTGCACGATCTGCTGCCGGAGGGCCACGTCGAGGCGCTCACGGGTCGCAAAGGTGATCGTCACCGCGAGCTGCTCCCGGGTGTTCAGCGTCAGAAAAGAGCCGGCGACCGGTCTCCGCGCGGTCTGCTGGCTCATGCTGACGGGTGTTTCCTGAATGTCCTGGATGAGGATCAGGGGATGCGCAAGAGACAACGCTTCCCCGTTCAGATAGGCTTCCTGAGCCCACATTTACGCATTCCCCCTCGGTAGATTCTGGAGCCGTTTGCCAATCTCCGCGTGATAGACCTGCCTCATGCACATCGCGTCGAGCAGCGCGGCCATGCCGTCGATATGCCCGCGCTTGCGGAGCTTCACGAGCTTCTTCCGGTCGGTGTCCGCGGCGATCTGGAGGGCGCTGTCGAGGAAGTGTACTTTCAGGAGGTCGTTGTCGCCGATCCTGAGCAGGCCGTCCTTGATCACGCCCTCTGTCTCGTTGATGATGCCGGTCAAGTTGGTGCCCTGGGTGACGCTGTCGCACTGGAGGCCGGCTGCCTCCAGCTCTTGCACAAGGTACATCGCGGAATAGCGGTCATAGCCGACCTTCAGCGGGTAAATCTTGTATGTCTTCACAAGGTCGACGATCCAGTCACGCACCGCGCGGAAATCGACCGTGGAGCCGGGGCACAGGTCGAGCAGGCCGCGCGTGACGTATGCGCGGTACGGGAGCTGATCTTCCTTGGTGGCCTCGTCGAGGCGCTCCTCCGGCAGCCAGAAATGACTGATCAGGTTGAGCTTGCCCTCGCGCTCGATCAGCACACAGGCCGCCGTCAGGTCGGTGGTGCGGCTCAGGTCGACGCCCACCACGGCATAGCAGCGGCGGAAGTCCTCGAGCCGGAGCGGGTCAGAGACGCAGCGGGCCACGTCCTCCGTCCTCAGCCAGGCCATGCTGCTGTTCTGCTTGATACAGCAGTACTTGGTGAGGAACTCGGCCTTCTTCGACAGCGAGGAGGCAGCAACGGCGGCCTCGTCGATCATCCTTTGCGGGCTGACGCTGGTGCCCATGCCCGGCAGGCTCTTCCTCAGCTCGTTGATGTCATCCCACTTCTGCAGGTCGTCGATGGTGTACAGGATCGGCAGCAGGCGCGTCTCCCGGCTGTCGCCGGTGAGGAAGGACGTCCCGCGCTTGAAAAGCTCGTCATAGATGCCCTCGTCCTCATAGCCGCCGGACGTGATCATCAGCGTAAGCGGCTGCCGGCGTGCGCCCGTGCCGGAGACCATGACTTCATACTGTTTCAGGCCGCGCGGGCCGGGCCAGGATGAGCCCTCGTCCATCACGGTCAGGTGCGGGTTGTAGCCGTCGGCCTTGCGCTCGCTGAAGGCGATCTTTTGGATCGTCGAGTTGTTCTCCCGGACATACAGGTCAACCTTGCGTGGCTTGGTCAGCGCGGCCAGCTCCGGTTCATGATCCACGGAGAAGCGGAAGGCGCTATAGACCAGATTCGCCTGGTCGAGCTTCGGAGCTACGCAGTAGACCTCCGCACCGTATTCCCCGTCGCCGTACACCATGTAGAGCATTATGCCGGCGGCGAGGAGCGTCTTGCCGCACTTCCGGCCCACAACCATGAAGACCTCGCGGAAATGCCTGTTCCCGTCCTCGTCCACAATGCCGAAGATGACGGAGAGCGCGGCTTTCTGCCAGAGCGAGAGCTTCAGCAGCCCGGGCGCAAGGTCGCCTTTGTTGTGGTGGCAGAAAGCCTCGATGAATCGAATCGCTTTGTTGGCCTTCTTTTGGCTGAAGATGTACTTCCCGGACTCGATGCCCTGCACGATCTCCTGATACAGGAGGCGCACCCACTTGCCGACGACGATCTCGCCGGAGCAGATCGCCTGCCAGTAAGCCAAAATGAAGTTGTCCAAAATTTCCCCCTGTTTGTCGGTCACGCGTAGCGCCGGCTGGTGAGCTGCTCGGCCATGACCTGCTCAACGGTCGGCGCGATGATCCGGCCCGCGCTCTCGCCGTCGATCTCGACGCTCATACCGCCGATCGCGCTGACGATCATGCCGGCGATCTGGGCCATGTTCGCGCTGCTTCCCGCGCCACCGGCGGTCTGCGAT